CATAGAACAGAAGAAATTGATAAGTATCCTGCTAAAGATTATTTAGTGGTTCTTCCAGGTTCTAACAAGCTAAGAGAAAATGTTTGTTTAAATAAATTAAAACATATTGTTAATAAACATGGTAACAATGTTTTATTTAAACCACACCCTATAACTACTCATCAGATTATAGGTGAATTAAAAGATTTCTTTGGTGAAGAAAATATACTACCAAAGAACGTAGATATGTACTACTACATGCAGAAAGCTAAAGGAGTATATTCTACACAAATAAGTGAAAGCGCATTATATGCAGCTGTTTTAGGTAAAAAAATAGAACCTGTAGATGTATGGAACAATATACAAAGAGGTTCTTTTTATTGCGTAAATAGTTATATATATTTTAATCAAGATAATATCAAAGAGTATGTGAACAGAACTTTTTCTAGTTATAAATCTGGTATCATAAACCCAGAATTAGATAAAGACTGGAAAAAGAAAGTTGATGATTATATAGAATATATATGTGAAAAAAGAGAAAAGTATAAAGATTGGTATATAGCTGTACCAAAGAAAAAATAAAATTAAATTAAATATTATGGCTAAAAAAGCAAAGAAAATTACTAAAGATGAACTATCATTAATAAATGGTTTAGTTTCAAACATAAATCATTTACAAATGCAAGTTGGAAATATAGAGTTTCAAAAGAAACTTCTTATAGATCAAATAGTTCAAATACAAACAAAGATACAAGAAAACAATCTAGAGCTTAAAAAGAAATACGGAGATGTTCAAGTTAATGTTCAGGATGGTACTATAAAACCCGCAGTACATGAAAAACTTAATTCGTAAAATAAGCGTAGGTAGAGATTATAAAAACGAAGCAATGCATTACTCCGTAGGCCAAGATGTTTACGGAGGACATGTCATTTCTGATATAATCGAAGAAGATGATAAGTATAAGATACTTATTAAGAAAGGTGATGAAATATTACCATGGAAAGATTTTAATAAGAATATGGCTATAGCCGTTGAATATAATTTAGAATATTAGTGAAAAGTGTTTTAAACTTTATAGTAAAACCTTTAAACAACAATAGATATAATAATAAGAAAAAAGTAGGAGACAAAGAGTTAATACTTAATGCTGAAAACTTTTCTCACCAATATGTTAATAGACATGCTGAAGTTATAGCTATACCTAGTGTTGGTGAAACTAGTATACAAGTTGGCGATATTGTTATAGTGCACCACAACGTGTTTAGAAGGTGGAACGATATTAGAGGTAGGGAAAAAGATAGTAAATCATATTACAAAGATGATATGTATTTTGTATTTCCAGATCAAATATTTTTATATAAACATGATGGTGTTTGGAATGCTAATGACACTTTCTGTTTTGTTAAACCTATAGAGTCTTTATCTAATAGTATTTTTGATAATGAAAAAGAACAACCTTTGGTTGGTATACTTAAATACGAAGATAAATATTTAAAACAAGCTGGTTTAAAATCTGGTGATTTAATAGGTTTTAAACCTAACACTGAATATGAGTTTATTATAGATGATCAAAAGCTATATAGAATATTCAGCAATTCAATTACAATTAAATATGAATATAAAGGAAAGGAAAAAGAGTATAATCCAAGCTGGTTATGAAGCAGTCAAAGAACTTGTTAAAGTCGCGAAAGAGCCGATTGTTGAAACTGATGATGACATCTCAGCAGATAGACTCAAGAACGCTGCCGCTACTAAAAAGCTCGCCATATTTGATGCATTCGAGATATTAAATCGTATAGAAGATGAGCAGAATATGCTTGATGGCAAAGTAAAAGAAGATGCTAAACCTAAAGCGTTTAGTGGTTTTGCTGAAAAAAGATCTAAGTAATGTACGAACAAACATTATATGAGGTTATAGAGCCTATTAAAATAAATACTATAAAAAGGCTTAATAAAAAGAAAGCCTGGAAATACGGTTACAATAAAGAGCATGATGTAGTTGTTATAAGTAAAGATGGTACGATAGGTGATGTGTATAGCATACAAAATTTAAAGATAGCTTTACCAAGGACACCAAAAAATACACATAAATTTGATTCTAATAAGTGGGAAGTAACTGAGTACCCAAAAGAATTACAACGTGTAAACACTATATTTGATTGGAAAAACTTACCTAATGACTTTAAAAGTAAGTACATTGATTACATAGAGAGTGAGTTTAGTAAAAGAGATGATGGTTTTTGGTTTTATAATAAAGATAAAGCAACTTATATAACTGGTACCCATTACATGTACTTACAATGGAGCAAGATTGATGTAGGTAAACCTGATTTTAGAGAAGCAAATAGATTATTTTATATATTCTGGGAAGCTTGCAAAGCTGATAAAAGATGTTATGGAATGTGTTATTTAAAAAACAGACGTTCTGGTTTTTCTTTTATGGCATCAGGAGAGGTTGTAAATCAAGCAACTTTAGCTAGTGATTCAAGATTTGGTATATTATCAAAGACTGGTCCAGATGCTAAAAAAATGTTTACAGACAAGGTAGTTCCAATATCAGTTAACTATCCGTTCTTTTTTAAACCGATTCAAGATGGTATGGATCGACCTAAAACAGAGTTAGCATATAGAGTACCTGCTAGCAAACTAACAAGAAGAAATATTACATCAGATAATAAAGAACAGTTAGAAGGATTAGATACCACTATTGATTGGAAAAACACAGGTGATAACAGTTATGATGGTGAGAAACTTAAGTTATTAGTACACGATGAGAGTGGTAAGTGGGAAAGACCCAATAACATATTAAATAACTGGAGAGTTACAAAAACAACACTACGATTAGGTAGTAGAATTATCGGCAAGTGTATGATGGGATCAACATCAAATGCTTTGGATAAAGGTGGTGATAACTTCAAGAAATTATATAAAAACTCTGATGTTACAAAAAGAAACCGCAATGGACAGACAAGCTCAGGACTCTATTCTTTGTTCGTACCTATGGAATGGAACTACGAAGGATTCATTGATTCTTATGGCTTACCTGTATTCGATACGCCAGAAAATGAAGTTGAAGGACCTCATGGGGACTTCATAGATATAGGTGTTATAAATCATTGGCAAAATGAAGCTGATGGATTAAAAAATGATGGAGATGCTTTAAATGAATTTTATAGGCAGTTTCCTCGTAATGAAGAGCATGCTTTCAGAGACGAAACAAAAAATAGTATATTTAATTTAGCAAAAATATACGAACAAATAGATTATAATGAAGAGTTTGCTTCTGATTATGTTTCAACTGGTAATTTCCAGTGGATCAACGGAATAAAAGATACAAGGGTAATGTTTTACCCAGATGCCAACGGTAGGTTCAAAGTATCATGGGTGCCAAAACAAGAGTTACAAAATAATGTAATTATTAAAAATGGTGTAAAATACCCTGGCAATGAACACTTAGGTTGCTTTGGATGTGATAGCTATGATATATCAGGAACTGTTGATGGTAAAGGATCTAAAGGTGCTTTACACGGTTTAACAAAGTTCAGCATGGAGGATTGTCCACCAAACCAATTTTTCTTAGAGTATATAGCTAGACCTCAGACCGCTGAGATCTTCTTTGAAGATGTTCTAATGGCTTTAATATTCTACGGGATGCCTATATTAGCAGAGAACAATAAACCTCGTCTATTGTATTACATGAGAAGGCGTGGTTATAGAGGTTTTAGCATGAATAGACCTGATAAAACTTGGAATAAACTTTCTGTTGCAGAAAGAGAAATAGGTGGAATACCTAACTCAAGTGAAGACATTAAACAAGCTCATGCAGCAGCTATTGAAATGTATATACAAGATCACGTTGGTGATAGAGGTGGTATGTATTTTACAGAAACCTTACAAGACTGGTCTAAATTTGATATAAACAATAGAACAAAATTTGATGCCGCTATCAGTAGTGGTTTAGCTGTTATGGGTTGTAATAGACATTTATATACTCCAAACGCATTAAAAGAAAAAAAGAAACTAAATTTAAAGATTTCAAGGTATGAAAACAAAGGTACCTTATCTAAGTTAATAAAATAATAATATGGCCGAATCAATAACAAAAGAATATTTTCCAAGTCAGGTTGCTCCCGATATAGAAAAGGTGAGTCAAGAATATGGCTTAAAGGTAGCTAAAGCTATTGAAAGCGAGTGGTTCGTTAGAGATGGAGTGACTTATAGATTTGCTAATAATCAGGATAGTTTTCATAAACTTAGAATGTATGCTAGGGGAGAACAGTCTGTACAAAAATATAAAGACGAATTATCTATTAATGGTGATATGTCTTATTTAAATTTAGACTGGAAGCCAGTACCTATTATACCTAAGTTTGTTGATATAGTTGTAAATGGTATTGCTGAAAGAGTTTATGATATAAAAGCTTATTCGCAAGATCCTTACGGTGTTGATAAACGTACTAAATACATGGAAAGTCTTTTAATAGACATGAATAATTTAAAATTAAACGAAGAAGTTAAAGCTTTTTATGGTGAAGGTATATTACAAAACCCTGAAGAATTAGTACCAGAAAACAAAGAAGAACTAGAATTACACATGCAGCTTACATATAAGCAAGCTGTAGAAATTGCTGAAGAGCAAGCTTTAAACGTATTACTTAACGGTAATAAGTATGAGTTAATAAGAAAAAGATTTTACTATGATTTAACTGTTTTAGGTATTGGAGCTGTTAAAACTGGTTTTAATACATCACAAGGTGTTACTATAGATTATGTAGATCCTGCTAATTTAGTTTGGTCTTTTACTCAAGACCCTTATTTTGACGATATATATTATGTAGG